AGTTCGGGTACAAGAACCTGTACGTCAGGGAGCAGGAGGACACCTACACCGGGGCGTTCCGGAAGGCCTATGGCTTCAAGACCACGGCGGTGACGCGCCCGGTGATCATCGGGCAGCTGATCGAGGCGATGCGGGACGGCATCGATCTGGTGAACGACCGCACGACGCTGGAGGAGATGCTCACCTTCGTCCGGAACGAGGCGAAGAAGCTCCGGCCGGAAGCCGAAGAAGGCGCCCATGATGACTGCGTGATGGCGCTGGCTATCGCCTGGTATATCAGAGACCAGCAGACCGTGGCGGTGAAAACCAAAGCCCCAGAGGGCAAGACACAGTGGACCGAGGACATGTGGGAGGATTACTTCCGCGCCGATAAGGAAGACAGAGAGCTTCTTCGGCGCAGATGGGGGGAGCCGAAGAGATGAGCGCGAAGCTGGACTATTGGGTGACGCGGTTGGGGCTGCAGGACTGGACAATCAAGCTCTACGACTGCTGCGAGCCGGAGGACATGGATGATCCCACGGCGGTGGGCTGCGTGACCTACAACGAGGTGGGCAAGCAGGCCAAAATAGAGATCATGGACCCGGATCTCTACGGGAACCGCATCGTGCCGTTCGACTACGAGAAGACCCTGGTCCACGAACTCCTCCACCTGAAAACCACGTTCCTGACCAACGTGGAAGACCCCATGCAGGAGCGGGTGGGGCATCAGCTGATCGATGATTTGGCAAAGGCCCTGGTGACGGTGAGACGGGAGGCGCTGGAATGAGGCGGAATCTGGACGAATGGAAGGAATGGGCAGCAAAGAACGAAGCCGCCCTGGGTGATCAGGCCGAGCGCATGGATCACCGGGAGCAGCTGTACCGGGGCGATGTCCGCGAGCTGACGCCGCTGACCGCCAGGGATACGGAGCGCAGCGGCAGCCGCCGTCGGACCAGCCATCTGCGGAACATCGTGGCGGAGAACATCGAAAGCGAGGTGTCCTCCACCATCCCGCAGCCCAAGGTCACCGCTCGCCGGCAGTCCGACGAGGGCAGGGCGAAGATCCTGGAGGACATGCTCCGGAACGAGCTGGATCGGCTGCCCATGGAGGTCCTGAACGACCTGGCGGAGCGCGTCGTCCCCATTCAAGGCGGTGTGTATTGGCTGGTGGAGTGGGATGAGTCCAGCACCACCAAGTCTACGCAGGGCGACGTGAGCGTATCCCTGCTGCATCCCAAGCAGGTGATCCCCCAGGACGGCGTATACACCTCAGTGGAGGATATGGACGCTATCGTGGTCAAGCTGCCTCAGACGCGGTCCTACATCGAGCGGGCCTACGGCAAGAAGCTGGACGAGACGGAATCCGAGGAGGATCCTTCCGCCCGGACGCTGGACGAAGAATCCAGCACTGCGGATGACATGGTGACCCAGTACGTCGCATTCTACCGCAACGATGACGGTGGGATCGGCCGGTACAGCTGGGTCAATGATACGGTCCTGGAGGACATGGAGGACTATCAGGCCCGTCGGGTGCGGCTCTGCTCCCGGTGCGGCGAAGCGCTCAAGCCGGACGCAGAAGTCTGCCCTGTGTGCGGAGCGAATCAGTCCATCGAGAGCGTGGAGGATACGGAGGATATCTGGAAAGAGGAAGGCCTCACGACGACAGGCGGCCGGCATATTCCAGGCAGCACTTTTGGCTACGACGAGATGGGCCTGCCAGCTAAGACACCCACCCGTCTTCCGTACTACAAGCCCGACGTGTTCCCCGTGTTCCTGCAGCGGAACGTAAGTCTGTTCGGGCAGCTGCTGGGGGACAGCGATGTGGACAAGATCGCGGACCAGCAGAACACCGTTTCCCGAATGGAGACCAAGATCATCGACCGCTTCATCAAGGCCGGCACCCGGATCACCCTGCCGGACAACGCGGACATCCGTATCGATCCGGAGGATCAGGAAAAGATCTATCTCTCCAAGCCGCAGGACATGGCCATGATCGGCGTGCATCAGTTCAGCGGTGATCTATCCCAGGAGATGGCCTACCTGGCCCAGGTGTACGAGGAGGCCCGGCAGATCCTGGGCATCACGGACTCCTTCCAGGGCAGACGGGACACCACCGCCCAAAGCGGCGTGGCTAAGGAATTCGCCGCCCAGCAGAGCGCCGGCCGGCTGGAGAGCAAGCGGGTGCTGAAAGAGGCTGCCTACGCGGAGCTCTTCAAGCGCATCGCCCAGCTGAAGGTGGCATATGCCGACGAGCCCAGGCCTGTGGTGGCTACGGATGACCGGGGGCAGGCGCAGTATGAAGCCTTTGACCGGCACGACTTCTATGAACAGGATCCGCAGACCGGGGAATGGATCTGTATCCTGGACGACGACCGGTTCCTCTTTTCCTGTGATACATCGGCGCCTTTGGCGAACAACAGGCAGCAGATGTGGAGCGATACCACACAGATGTTCCAGATGGGTGCGTTCGGGAACCCGCAGGATCTCAACACCTTGCTGCTGTACTGGACCAAGCTGGAGCTCCTCCACTACCCCGGCGCCAGCGACACCAAGGAATACTTGGAGCAGCTCAAGGCGGAGCAGCAGCAGATGCAGCAGCAGCAGATGCAGATGCAGCAGGCCCTGCAGATGGCGCAGATGCAGCAGGAGCAGATGGCGCGGCAGCAGCAGCGCCAGGACGCCGACCAGCAGGCCATGATCGAAGCGGATCGTCAGGCCAGGGAGGATGCTTGGCGGACAGCGCAGGCCATGCAGGCGCAGCAGCGGCCCCTTATGTGATTTCTCCCCCGGACGCGGGGGATGAGATATTCGCCCGGCCAGCGCGCAAAGGCCAAAATACCCGACGGAAGGAGGAGACACCATGGCGAACACCACGAAGGGCTACATCGGTAAGATCAAGAACGGCGGTGCCCAGGTCGTCCAGGCCCCGAATCAGGCCAAGGGCGACAAGGGCAAGAGCAAGGTCACCCGGGGCAAAGATCTCCGCGCCGGGAAGTAACATCCGATGATCAGAGAGCTGCGGCGACTCAGCCGATCCCCAGAGAACGGGTAAAAATCTATTCGCCCGGCCAGCGAAAAAGGGCCAGGAGGACACAATGGAAAACGAGAATCTGGATAGTCTGTTTGAAGATGCAGTAACGAAGGAAGAGACCCCGGCGGCAGAAGAGAATCAGACAGCGGAAACTACCCCGGCCGCGCCGGCGGCAGAGGAGCCTAAGCCTGAGCTGTCCGTGCAGGAGCGGGCCAGGCAGGCAGAGGGCCGTCGGATCCGTCAGCGGGAGGAGCAGGCATACCGAGCCGCCTATCAGCAGGCCAGGGCCGATGTGTCCGCCCTGCTGAAGCGGGTGGGGCTGAAGGACGGCGACCGGGATATCGACACCGTTGATGCCTTGGAGGCCTACGAAAGGTCCATGAGCGACGAGCGGATCGCTTCTGGGCGGGGTACGGCGCAGGACCTTGAGCGGGTGGTGCAATCCGCCATCATGAAGATGCAGCCGCCTCCGCCTCAGCGGACAGAGGCCGTAGACAGCGCGGAGGTACAGCGGCAGCTCGCCCAGATCCGGGCCATGGATCCGGCGATGACTGATCTGGGAGCCATCCTGCGGTCCGAGGCCGGGGAGAAATTCCGGGGCTACGTCGACAAGGGTCTGGATTTCGTGGACGCATACACGCTGGCGGCGAAGGATCGTCTGGCCGGCCTGCAGTCCAACCGTGCTGCGGCGAAGAGCGGCGGCAAGCAGCATCTCAACGCGACGAAGCAACAGGGTACCGGGGCGCTGTCTGTCCCGCGTGACGAACTGGATCTCTTCCGGGCACTGAATCCCGGAGCTTCTGACGCAGACATCCAGAAGTTCTATAACGCCGACAAGAAGAAATTCGGCTAAGAAAGGAGCAATAACCGTGAGAGGTTTTATCCCTCATTCCAATGAGGAGGGGCGGATCACTCCCTGGGAGTACCTGCCCTGCAGCGCCATCACCCCCAAGATCGGCATGGCGATGATCATGTCCAGCGGCAAGCTGGCTATCGCCACCGGCACCACCAAGCCCGTTTACATTTGCATGGCGGATTATGATGCCGCCGTCACTGCCGGCACCATCGTGCCCGTGATCCGCGTCAACGCGGATGAGATCTTCGAGACCACCAACAGTGCCAGCCTGTCCGGTGTCAACGTCGGCCAGAAGGTGACACTCCACGCCTCCAACGGCCTGCAGGTCACCGGCACTACCACCAGCGGCGTGGCGGAGATCGTCGCCAAGGACGGCGACGCCAGCGGCAGCCGTGTCCTGGTCAGATTTTCTTAAGAGAGGAGGAGCAGTATAATGGCTAATATCACTTTTTCCGAGGCTTCCGGCGTCAACGACAGCATCTATGGCAAGAGCCAGGCCCCGATCCGCATGATGATCCAGAAACGGGCGGAGGCCTTCGAGGCCGAGAGCATCGCCTCCAAGATCTTCGTCAGCCGCAAGTCCAACAACTGGGCCGAGAAGTACACCAGTATGACCGCCATGGAGGGCTTCCGGGTCGTCGGTGAGAACGGCGCCCATCCCACGGACGGCGTGGAGGAAGGGTTCAGCAAGACCATCGCTGACCTGACCTGGAAGAACCGTTTCTCCATCTCCCGGAAGATCATCGAGGACGCCAAGATCGGTGACCTGCGGAAGAAACCTGAGGCCTTCGTCACCGCTTACTACCGGACTCGTGAGAAGCTGGGCGCCGCGCTGATCGGCGGGGCCATCTCCGGTTCCACCACGATCAAGTTCATGGACGGCGAGTTCGACCTCACCGGCGCGGACGGCCAGGCTCTGTTCTCCGCCTCTCATCCGGCCAAGGTCAAGGGCGCCGCCCAGTCCAACCTCTTCGGCGACGCCTTCAGCGACGACGCTCTGGGCAAGCTGGCGACGGTAATGCAGAACACCAGAGGCGACAACGACGAGATCCTGGACGTGTCTCCGGACACCATCCTCATCCCCAACATCCACAGCCTGAAGAAGGCCGTGTTTGCGGCCGTGGGCTCCGAAGCTGATCCGGAGACCGCCAACAATGCGTTCAACTACCAGTTCGGCCGGTGGAACGTGATCGTCTGGCCCTATCTGAACCAGTTCATCACGGCCGGCACGGCTCCCTGGGTCCTGATGGACAGCCGGTACAACGAGACCTACGACAGCCTGATCTGGCAGGATCGTATCGCGCTGGACGTCAACAGCTTCGTGGACAACAACACCAACGCCAACGTCTGGGACGGCTACGCCCGGTTCACCGCAGGCTTCAATGACTGGCGGGCCATCGCCGTGGCTGGCGTCAGCGGCGCGGATCCGCTCTCCTAAGGGGGTGCGGAGATGGAATTCACCAGACTCGCAGTAAAGGGCGTCATGGGCAGCACCGTGATCTCCAGCGGGGCGAACGTCACCCTGACGGAGGAGCAGAAGGCGGCGCAGTACATCGGCATCACCCTGTCGGCGGCGTCGAAAACCGTTACCCTGGGCCTGCCGGACGGCGCAGTGGCCATCGTGGTCAACGAGGGCGGCACGAACGCCTTCACACTGAAAAACGTGTCCGGCGACTCCGGCACGAGCATCGCGGCGGGAGAGGCCTACCTGGTGCGGGCAAGCACCACGGCGAACGCCTCCAAGCTCACCCAGCTGGTCGCCGCCGGCGGTAAGTAAGGCGGCACAAAACATATAAAGGCGGGGCGTTACGCCCCGCCTTTTGCGAAAGGAGAGATAACCATGGCGATTACATTTCTAGGCTACATCGACGGCCCGGAAGAGATGATAAGCGGGAAGAAGAGATGCCTGTTCGGGCTGGACTCCGCTGCGGATGTGGCCAACCTGCCCACCAGCACGGGCTTTTCTATGCCTTCTGGCGGCGTAACGGCCAAGCCCGCGCCTTGGAGCTACGCCAAGATCAAGGGCGGCGGCGTCAAGGTGCTGGACTCCACGGGGAGCTGGGGTGATCTCAATGGATAAGTGTGAAAAGTGCGATCTGTGCCTGTGGAATCAGGGCTCCGGTGGTGGAGGCGGCGGAGGCGGTTCCAGTACGCTCGCTGGCCTTACAGATGTGGACATCAGTAATCCATCTGACAGGCAGGCGCTGGTTTATGATGCCAGCTCTGAGAAATGGGTTAATGGCGCTGGCGGTGGAGCATCAGCTTACTTTGTTGACTGCACTTACGGTCTCGATCAGAACGACAATATGCAACTGACATCGACAAAAACGGCATCCGAAATTCGTTCTGCTGTAGAATCCGGTTCCCTTGTATACATTCGTTACATTTTCCCGGCGACCGATGTTACGCCTGCCTTTACCCATGTTTACATTTTGGACGGGATGTTCTTTGGAACAATGGATGACATCACAGCAATCAGCTTTAGCTTTATGCGTATCGATTCCGGGGGTACCCACGATATGTATTCGGGGTATACAATGCCGTCTGATTATCCGGTTTTTATTGAAACAAGACAAGATGAATAACAACTGGCAATGAGTAGAAAGGCGGTGTGATTTTGTACATTGCGCCCAACAGCAAAGTCAGACTGATCAGAAACTGCCGCAGAAAGGAGATAGAGTATGCCTGACTGGTTGATAAGAGCGATCAAAACATTCGTCCAAGCGTTCTTCGGCGTTCTGGTGCCGGAGGTTGTGACTATTCTGCAGCGCGGCTGGCCTGAGTCCTGGGCCTCTGTGTGGGCCTATCTTGCGCCCGTGGTAGCAGCGGCGCTGGCGGCGGCCATCTCGGCCGTGTGGAATATCCTTTTGGAGAAGGTGAGTAAATGAGCGAGACGATCATCGTAGCCATCATCACCGGGGCCTGCGCGGTGTTCGGGCAATGGCTCATCTCCCGGCAGGCGGCGGCCAAGCGGAAGATCGACGAGGCGGTGCGGGACCAGAAGCTGGAGGACCGGATCACCGCATTGGAGCGGAAGATCGATATCCACAACGGGTATGCGGAAAAATTCAGCGAGATCGGCACGGATATCGCCGTGATCAAGAACGACATCAAGACCCTGTACAAGAGGGAGTGAGGGCATGACCGTACAGGAATGCATCGAGTATATCGACGCCGTGGAGCCCAACGCCTACACGGCGGCGCAGAAGGCGGGCTGGCTCTCCGAGGTCGAAGGGAAGGTATATACCTCCCTCTTCCTGGTCCAGCCCTACGAATTTACCCCCATCACCCAGAGCGACGGGCGGATTTTGGCTCTGCCGGCGCCCTACGACCGGATGTATCCCCGGTATCTCCAGGCCATGATCCATTACGCCAACGGGGAGTACGACCGTTACGCCAACAGCATGGCCATGTTCAACGAGGTCTGGGCCGAGGCCAACCGCTGGTTCGGCGGGGACTTCGACACCACGGACCGGCTGCGGAACCGGAATTTCTCTGCGGAGATCACGCCGCAGCTGGGGGACCAGACGATCATCACCCTCCCGGAGGGCTGCGCCGTCGTGGCGGGACGGATCGTGGTGGATACGCCTTTCACCCGGGAGCGGGCGGCGTATGTGGCCCCGGTTGAGCTGCCTGCCGGAACCTACTGCGGCATGCGGGAGGACGGAACCTGGTACAACTGGGAAACCACCGAGGATCTTCCGGTTATGACCCGGCTGTGGTTGGGCTCCGTCATGGAATACATCAAGCCGGATGATGTGAGCAGCACCATGCTCGCCATCAGCGCCGGGAAGGCCGGGACGGAGCTGGATTTCGCCCTGACGGCAAAGATCGCGGACGAGACGGTGGACCTGAAGACGAAGGGCGTGACGCCCCTGCGGATGCTCATGGCAGACCGGGACGGGACGGATATCATTATCCACTTCGGCCCGGGCAACTGGCAGAACGCCGGAAGCCTGCGGCTCGTGGGGCGGATGATGATCCCGGACGAGCAGTGGGCCTACGAGGACCGGTACGCGAGAAGGAGGGATCTCCGGTGGCAAAGCTGAGGGTGCTGGCGGAGGCTCCCCCGCCCGCCAGGGGCTACGTGGAGAATCAGATCCGGGAGATGCGGGACTACCTGACCCGGCTGAAGGACGAGCTGGAATTCCTCCTCACCCATCTGGGGGAGGACAACCTGAACCGGGACTTCGCGGAGATCGTCGGCAGGGTGCCGGATCTGGAGGCGCAGCTTGGGGAGAAGCAGGACGCTGAGCAGGTGGAAGAGATCGTCTCCCAGGCGATCCGGGCGGACGATTCGCTGGTGCGACTATTCAACACGGCAACGGACGTCTCCACGGACACCACGCTCGCGCTGAGCGCTGCGGCCAACGGATTCACGCTGCTGATCATCTACGGCCACGCCGGGGGCACGACGGCAGGATACCGGTTCTGCATTGCAGTCCCAACCGTGGCCCTGGGCAACAGCTTCTTCGTTCCCGCGGCGGCGAACAACACCCTGGGGGCCCTTCGATTGGGGCTGACAGACAGCGACTGGACGAAGCTGCGGATCATCTCCCAGACTTTTTCCTCCATGCAGATCAATTCGATATACGGGAGGCGCTGATATGGAGCGGGTGCTGGAGATCGCCCGGGGGGAGCTGGGGACCACGGAATACCCGCCCGGGAGCAATCACGTCAAGTACTGGAACGACTACGACGAGAGGATGCAGGGCCAGCCCTGGTGCGTGATCTTCCTCTGGTGGTGCTTCTGGCGAGCCGGACAATCTGCCGCCTTCTTCGCCGGGGCCAAGACCGCCTCTTGCGGCACTCTGGGCCGGTGGTATCAGGCGCAGGGGATGACGGTGCCCATTACGGAAGTCAGGCCGGGGGACATCGTCCTTCTGAACTTCCACGGGGGCCTGACGCCGGAGCACTGCGGCATCGTGGAGGAGGTCGTGGGCTTCGGCCTGGTGAAAACCATCGAGGGGAACACTTCCCCGGGAGAAGAGGGGAGCCAGGATAACGGTGGCTGCGTCGCCCGGAAGACGCGCACGGCGGCCCAGATCGTCATGATCTGCCGGCCGGAATACAAGGAGATCGATATGCCGAAAACCGACTACGAAAAGCACTGGGCCCGGGAGGATATCGAGTGGGCCATGGAGAGCGGGATCGTTCGGGGCTACCCGGACGGGAGTTTCCATCCCGACCAGCCGATCACCCGGGCGGAGGCCGCCGTGATGCTGCGGCGGCTGTATAAGCTGCTGAAGGGGGTGAAGCAGTGAGCCTGAACAATCTCCCCGCCGGGGACAAATTCCGGCGGGAGGTCCGCACGGAATGGGGCGGCATCAACCTGAACGAGAGCGCCGGAGACGGGGAGCTGATGGAAGCCGTCAACATGTCCAGCCGGGAATATCCGCTGCTGGCGAACGCAAGGCTGAAGCGGACGGGGCTTCCTGCGGACATCGAGATCCCCTACACCTACGACGGGAAGCTGGGGTACACCCACAAGGTATCGAGCGACTGGTACCTGTACGACCCGACGCGGCCCACCGCGCCCTCGAAGCTGCTGCGGTTCAACGTGAATCTGCGGGATCTGCAGATGGCGACCCTGGGGACCCGGATGGTCCTGGCGCAGAACAAGCAGATGTACGACTTCTCCTCCGGGACCCTGATCAATATGGACGCGACGGAGACCATTTCCGGCGCGCTGTTTATGGACGGATATTATGCGGGGGTCGAAGCGGAGAACAACACCCTGTACAAATCCGGGGCCGCCTGGGGGACCAAATTCTCCGTGGGGGACGCGGTGACCATCTCCGGCTGCGACGAGGCGGCGAACAACAAGACAGCCATCATCCGGGAGATCGACGGGGATAACCTGCGGTTCTACGAAAACACCTTCGCGGACGGGTGGAGATATTACTTCACGAGCAGCGCCATGTCTGCGGGGACCTACCGGTTCCAGCAGAACGGGGTGTGGAAATCCTTCTCTACCACCGCCGTCCCGGCGAACACCTACCTCAGATCCCACGGGAATGAGGTCGACTGGAAGAACGGAGACACTTACGTCTCTGTTTTGCTGGACAACCCGACGTCGCCCACGGGAACGGAGCTGGGCTTCACGGACGGCATGTACAGCTGGGGGGATGTCACCGTCACCCGGACGATACCGGACATGGACTTCGTCTGCGTGAACGAGAACCGGGTGTGGGGCTGCAAGGGAGACACCATTTACGCCAGCAAGCTGGGGGACCCGCTGAACTATTTTGTCTTTGACGGCCTGAGCACGGACAGCTGGAGCGTGGATACCGGTACGCCGGGGGACTTCACGGGGTGCTGCTCCTTCCAGGGTTACCCCACCTTCTTCAAGGAGAACGCCGTCTTCCGCATCATGGGAGACGAGCCCCGCAGCTTCACCCTGCGGAAGCTCAACATCCAGGGGGTGAAGAAGGGAAGCGCTGACAGCATCGTCGAGATCCGCAGCAGCCTCTACTACCTCAGCCGGGTGGGGATCCTGCAATGGAACGGCGGGGACTATCCCACGGTGATCTCCGGGGCGCTGGGCGGGGAGCCCGGGCAGTTCCGGACGGCGCTTGCCGGGACGGACAGCCTGCGGTATTACACCTGGCTGACCCTGTACCAGTACGACGAGGACAATAAAGCGTTCATATCGGTGTACAAGCTGTATGCCTTCGACACCCGGTACGGGACCTGGCATGAGATCTATGTGGACAATCCCTACACCACGAACGTGCGGTTCACCGGGGACGGGGCGAACGGATGGATAGTCACCCGGGACATTACGCCGGGGGGCCTGGGTTACGTCTACACCCTGCATGAATTCGTCACCGGAACGGATGAAAGCACGGAATGGCGCGTCACCTTCGCGGACAGCACCCGGGCATACAAGACGGCGCTGACGGGGAGCGAGAGCAAGAAGGGGGTCCTGCGGCTGCTGATCCGGTGCAGGCTGGCGGGGACCATGAAGGTATGGATCGCCTACGACGGCGGCGATTTTGAGGAGGCCGCGGCCTTCGGCGGGGCAAGCGGCATGGAGAAGGGGAGCAAGGTGGTGCCGCTGGTGCTGCGGCGGTGCGACTTCTGGCAGCTCCGGCTCACCGGCACCGGGGACGCCGTGATCTATTCCATCGCCGTGGAGCGGTACGCCGGCGAATGGCAGCAGGCATAAGAAAGGAGCACGAGGATGTCCACAGTACAGAATTGGCAGCAGAATGATCTGAATCGGTACCGGCAGCGCATCGAGCAGCTGGCTACCAAACAGTCTGACGACCCATACAGGCAGCGCTTTGAGCAGGTGACTGCCAACACCCCGACGTCGCAGAACATCACTCCTGCGTATCGGGGCAACGAGAGACCGCAGCCCACTGTGGGGCCAAACACGCCGGTATCCGGCGGCGGGGCCAGTATTGATGACGATGCCTGGAAGTATGGGCGTGTGGATACCAGGCCGCAGAGCATCAGTCCGGAAGAGCAGGCATGGACGAACCAGATGCGGCCCTATCAGCAGACCCAGGCCTATCCCGGTCGACCCTACCAGCGGACGCCGTATCAGCAGGCGCTGGATGACTATGATATCACCAGCTGGCCCCCGATGCAGTCCGGTTACCAGGGCGCTAACAGCTGGCCCCCGATGCAGAGCGCTCCCCGGCAGAGCTACACACCGCCGCAGCAGAGCCGGTTCGGCGGCGCGCCGATGCCCAACCGGGGGAACACCGGCTCCACCGCGTGGGGTATGCCGAGCCAGTACCCCATGCGGCAGGGAGAGCAGGCGCAGTATACGCCGCTGCCCGACCGGAATCCGGGGCAGGCGCAGTATACGCCGTATTCCAACAGCATGCAGGGCGGAATGAACAGGAAAATGAACTACCGGGGGAGGTAGAGATATGGCAACAGCATATCAGAACGCGGTGCGGCTGGCGGACGCGGACCGGCTGCGGAAGAACGCCCAGGATCAGGCGAACGGGACGGTGAACGGCCAGCAGGCGAACCTTGGGAACCTGATCCGGGCGGGGGCGACCCAGGCGGAGGTGCAGGCCTTCAACGACTCCGGCGTGGTGCCCCAGTCCTTCTACGACAGGAACGGGCAGAGCGGCCCGATGTACGTCAGCCTATACGGCTACGACAAGGTGCCCGGGAGCAGCTACGAGAACTGGAAGATCTCCGACCAGAACAAGGACTTCTATAACCAGGTGCAGCGGCTCTACCAGTCCGGGGACGTGACCGGGGCCATCAACCTGATGAACGAGAAGCGGGGGAAGGAAAACGACTTCACCGGCTACTACGACGACCAGGGGAATTACTGGGGCTGGGTCCGGGGAGAGGGCGGCGCATCGGGCAACTCCTTCCAGCCGGTGCTGGGGGGTCAGCTCATGGCAACCGGGAAATCCGACACCAACACCTGGCTCACCCCGGACGGGCGGGTCCTGAACGGGAGCATCGGCGGGAGCGGGCTGGCGAACAACGGCCTGACCTGGACGAACCAGCACACCGCACCCCGGGGATACAACACCTGGGGGGAGGCGATGGACAAATATGGCCTGACGTGGGACCAGGTGGCGCAGGCCAAGGCCCAGAACGGGGACTACACCGACCCCAGCCTGAACACCGAGATGGGTAACGCCAAGGCCTACTACCGCCTGACGACAAAGCCGGATTATATGGACGACGCGGAGTGGGAGCGGTACTCCAAGATGTGGGATCCCGCCTACGTCCAGGGATTCCAGCAGGGGGCGAACGGGCAGGTGTTTACTCCTGTGACCGATTACGGCATCGACTACACGCCCAGCGGCCTCCTGCCGGAGGGATACCGGGGCAGTCAGAACTACACCGGGAGCGACGGGCTGAAGCCCGCCGGGTATGTGCCCATGGCACCGTCCCAGGCGCCCAGCATCCCCCAGAGCAGCGGGTACACCCCCAGCCCGGCGGGCGGCACGGGAGGGAATTCCGGAACTGCCGGCGGAACTGCCGGTACCGGAACCGGAACGACCTCCTCCCAGCCTGTGAGCCAGTTTACCCCCAAGGCATTTGATCAGGCCCAGCCGGAGGCGTACAAGCCCACGGAAGCCCCGGCGGCCTATGATCCGGAGAGCAGCACCCAGTGGCAGGACTATCTGAAGCAGTACGGGAACGTCTCGCAGACCCCAGAGTGGACCGGCGGGGAATTCGATCACACCCAGAACAGCATCTACCAGGACTACCTGAACAACTGGCAGAACGCCCAGGCGCCGGAGTATGAAGGAGACCCGTATCGGGAGCGGCGGGACGAACTGCTGGAGCAGGCCGGAGGGCCCTGGGAGGGGAGCGAGTATCAGCAGCGGCGGGACGAAGCCCTGTCCCGGGCGGCTGACATGGAATGGAATTACAACCCCGACGAGGACCCCGTCTGGCAGTCGTATCAGAAGCAGTATCGGCGTGAGGGCCAGCGGGCCACCCAGGACACCCTGGGCCAGGCGGCGGCCATGACGGGGGGAATGGCCTCCACCGCAGCGGTGACGGCGGCCAGCCAGGCAGGGGACTACTATGCGTCGCAGCTCAGCGATAAGCTGCCCCAGCTCTACAACGACGCCTACAACCGTTACCTGCAGGAGTATCAGCGGCAGCTGGGGATCAGCGACGCCTACGCAGGCCTCGACGATCGGGAGTATCAGCGCTGGGCGCAGCAGCAGGGCATGAATCTGGACATGGCGGACCGGTACAATCAGTACGGCCTGCAGGATTACGGCCAGTATCAGGACGACCTGGCCCGGTGGAACACGGACCGGAGCTTCGCCTACGGCACCGCCCAGGACGCCATCGCCAACGACCGGGCCGACTACAACACCCGGTATCAGCAGTACCTCAACGACGTGGACCGCTTCGCCAACGACCGGGCGTACAACTACGGCGTGGCCCGGGACAGCCAGTCTATGGGCCGGACGGCGGCGGAGGACCAGTACAACCGCTGGGGCACCGAGCAGAGCCTGGGCATGCAGGCGGCGGACGCCGCGTATAAGCGCTGGCAGGACGCGCTCGCCCAGAACAACTACGAAAACGAATTCGCCTATCAGCAGACCCGGGACGCGGAGTCCGACCGGCGGTGGCAGATGCAGTTCGACCAGCAGCTCCGGGAGTACACGGACAAGATGGACATGCAGGAGCGGGAGTGGGCACAGAAGCTCAGAGAATACGCGGATCAGCAGGGCTGGAAGCAGGCCGAATTCGAGCAGTACCTCCGGGAATACGAAGACCAGCTCAGCCAGGCGGAGCGGGACTACGTCTACAAGCTCAGCCAGGCGGAGGAGGACAAGCGGCGCTGGGACCTGGATTTCGCCCGGCAGCTCAACCGGGATAGCATCAACGACGCCCAGTGGGACGCACAGTTCGCCAGGCAGCAGAACCGGGACCTGGTCTCCGACGCGCAGTATACGGACAGCACCAACTACCAGCGCGCGCTGGACGCCTGGGACATGGGCAACACCGAGTACGACAGGCTCCGGAAAGACGCAGAATGGCGGGCACAGTACGGGGATTACAGCGGCCTGAGAGAGCTGGGGATCGACGTGGACAGCTGGATCGCCAGCCAGCAGCAGCCCTCCGGAGGTAGCTATTACTACCGTGGCGGCGGTGGCGGTTCCAGCTCTGGAGGCGGGACAACGACCGACTACGCTCCGGCAGAAGCACCGCAGGAGGCTCAGTCTGGAGGCGTCCAGATCACCAACCCCGTCGGTGCTTCCGGCCAAGTCAACGTAGACGGCAGACAGTTCTCCTGGCCCGAGCTCCAGCGGGCATATGAACGGGGAGAAGTGACGGCACAGTACGATTCCCGGACTGGGCAGTACACCTTCCACACCAACACAAGAGGGGAGCGGATCGAGGATTGGAATCGGTAAGGGATTTTCTGCGCCGTAAAGCGCAGGGCCAGCAGCCGCAAAACTCGGTTAAAGAGGACCCTGTCGGTGCGTTCCTCCGGCAGAAGGCCAGCGCCGACGACTCGGGCGGATATACGCCCGGCGTCGGCAGGACAGGCGAATACCGCACGACCATCGTACCCCAGCCCTCCACCAACCGCGACCGGGTCACGCTGTCTCACGGCAGCCGGTTCGAGCGGCAGGAGAACGAGTCTGCGCTTCGGCAGAATAATACATCCTCTGTCTTCCGTCTTCCTGCCGGCGTGTCTGAGGTCACACGGACCGGTCAGCGGCCCTATGAGGCAGCACAGACGGCGGCTGATATGGAGACTCGGCTGGGGCAGTACACCTCCGCCATGAACGACACGGAACGCAACATGGGCGCTTTGACGCCCGGCCTGGAGTATGCTCGCTCTGCCGTTGATCAGCGGCAGAGGGAGTACTCCGGGTTTGAGCAGAAGCTGCAGCTCCTGAGCGATACGTTCAACGATAAGACGCTGGATGTGAAGGCGAGGAACGACGCCATCAAGGAGTACAACGCCCTGCTGCCGTATGCCAATCAGGCTCTGGACCGGCTCAAGAACGAACTCCGGACTTACAACTCTCTGGTCGGGCAGTCTCAGGCGCTGCAGGCGCAGTACAACTCGGCTATGCTGGCATATCAGCAGCTGCTGCCGGAGTACAATGCCATCAGCTCCCGGGGAAATCTGGACGCCGGTGCGCTCCGCAGAGAAGGAGACCGGCTCCAGGCCGGAGTGCGCGAGATGGAGAAGCTCGCCAACGACAGAGACGAGCTGCGGGTCAATCGCGGCATGACACCTGATGAGGTTGGCGCCTGGCAACAGGAGACCTTCGACCTGCGGACCAGGATCCAGGAGGACACGGCAAGGGCGCAGGAGCTGTATCGTCAGGCGGATGCTGCAACAAGACGGTACGAAAATTACCAGTACAATGAGCTGCTGTCCAGCGTAGAGAAGAGCATGAACGACCCGAGCTGGGAGAAGCTCTCTAAAGCTGATGAAAAACTGCTTTCTCCGTACACCAAAGACATCACGGGCGTGTCTTTTTACAAGGATGAAAAGTACGCCATCATCAATGGCGCCCCGGGAGCGCTGGAAAACTCCGTTTCCACTCACGGCGGCGGGCTTTCCGCGGCTACGACGAGTTTGGACTATCTCACGCAAATCAACAAACGCGAGCGAGCTGCATACAATTACCTTTATGCGACCAAGGGGAAAAAGGCGGCGGACGAATTCCTCGAGCAGATCACTCCGATTCTCAATGCCAGGCAGCGTCAAGAGGACCAACAGTGGTGGACAGATTACGCAAAGGATCAGCCCTGGGGCGCCTCGGCCTTTTCTGTCCTGACCACTCCGCTGAAAGCCATCACGCTCTTCGGACAGGCAGCGGACCTTATCGACGACGGCAGGATTGATCAGAACGCGGCTTATAACCGATATAGCAACATTCCCAAGGATATCCGCGGCGCGGTGTCTGAACAGATCCAAAAGACGTGGGGCAAGGAAGGATCCTTCATCTACCAAACCGGCATGAGCATGGCAGACTTCCTCTTCAACAGCGCGATCACTGGCGAGTTCGTGGGTGTCGGTTCAGGCCTGACCGGTGCGGCCAAGCTCCTTCGTCCGTCTCTGGCCATCATGGGCTCCGGCGCAGCTGCCGATACCGTGATTGAGTTGCGTGACCGCGGCGTAGACAGCACCAGAGCGTTTGCCCTCGGCGCCATCGCAGGTCTGGCCGAAGTCATCACCGAGAACGTCTCCCTGGAGAACCTGCTCAATCCTGATAAGCTCGCCGACGGCGTGGTTCGTTACATTCTCAAGAACATGGCGGCTGAAGGATCTGAGGAACTCGGCTCCGACGTGATCAACTGGGCCGCTGACGCTCTGATTGACCTGCTCACCGGGCAGAAAGAGTCCGAGTGGGAATATACCATCCGGGAGAACATGAAGAACGGCATGGGCGTCAGAGAGGCCACAGAAGCCGTCCTGCTGGACAGGATCAAGCAGGCGGGGCTGGATGCGCTGGGCGGTATGCTTTCCGGCGGCATCATGGCCGGAGGCGGAGCTCCAATTCAGCTGGCGCTCAATTCCAACGTCGGGCAGGCTGCGCAGGCTGCTGTGCAAGCTACGAGGCAGGATTTGGCCGAGCGCAATGCCCCCGCTTCCATTGAGGCTCCTGCGCAGATCGAGGGCCCGGCGCCCGTCGAAGCCGTGGCAGAAGCGCAGCCAGCATCGCCTCTGCAGGCTGCCGTGGACAAGCTCACCGCCGGCGAACCCCTCACGCAGAACGACGCAAAGCGCATCATGCAGAACGCAGAGGCCATGCAGACGCTCCGGGACGCGGGTGTGCTGCCCGAGACCGTCCGAAACGATTCTGCCGGGCGGCTGACCATCCGGCAGGCGGTGGAGCAGTACGTCGCGCAGCAGACCGCGCATGAGACGCAGGAATCTCCGCGGGGTGATACCATTGCCCCCGCAACTGAAACGAACATGGAGAGCGCACCGCAGCCTGGCGCAACCAAAACGAACACGGAGAGCGGTCCTCCTGTGCCGACGAGCAAACTGCG